CGCGAAGATAGCGTGGTCGAGAAATGGGGGCCCGCCGGCTGCATCGAGATGAAGGGCGCGGAGCTGAAGCGCTGGAAGGCGAGCAACGGGCTCAAGGGCACCCGCGCGAGGGCCTTCCACTTTTTCGGATGGGCAGCATCATGAGCGCCTACACGGTCGACGCGACGAACGCGCGCGAGCAGGAGGTGCACCGCTGGTTTGCGGAGGCGAGCGAGTTGCGCTTCCCGCCTGGATTTTGGCCGCGGGAAATCGAAACGACGCTCGGCAACGGGATGCCATTTGTTATCGGCGGCGAGGGCGAAGGCGGCACTCGCTATTACTACCAACGGCTCGGCTGCATTTCGCTGACCGTCTGGAACGACTAGGAGGACGACATGAGTAGACACGAAGAGTTTTTCATTGAGGGCCACGCCCCGGACCGGATTTTATTCCGGGACGTATGGCCGGCCCGCGGGACGCCGTACCGCCATACCTGCGACGAGAATACGTACAAGGACGTGTTGCGGGTCATCGAGGAGGCCAACGGCTATCCCTTCACCGGCACGGATCTGATCGGCTGGACGGGCGACCCGCCGACGCAGGTATATACCGCGCTCGCCTTTTTGAAGGACCGCCTGCTGGAGCCGACGCATCGCCGGCACAGCACGTATAGCTCGATCTTCGATATCGAGCTGGACGGCATGACGGAATTTGAAGCGCTGCACCACTCAGGAGAACGCCGATGAACGAGCTACCCGAAAAGCTACGCGAGATCATCACGGAGGCCCGGCAGGATATTGAATTCATTCATTTCGACGAGGCGTATTACGAGGACGCCACCAGCGAATGGATCATCCCCTGCGAGGCGCTATTCAAAGCCGAGGACGGTTTCGAGCCACAGGAGTGCGGTTGGAACCACGGCAATATGCGGGTCGAGTACGACCCGGCCATCGACCTGCTCGACCACTTCGTCGGCGACTGGACGCCCGGGATGCACCCGGACCTGCACACTTTCGAACGGTAACCAAGGAGGACGACATGATTGTTTATTTCAATGTATCACCCGGCGCGCACCACGGCCGGATCGAGAAGGAGGCCGAGAGCGACGCGCTGGAAGGTATGCGCGTCATGATTACGGTCGACGAGGCCCGGGCCTGCTGGAACAAGCCCGGCACCATCGAGGACTGCAATCTGGCCTTCCGGCGGCTGGCGGAGGATTTCGATTTCGACGTCCGCGCCTGCCTGAAATGGTATCGGGACGAGGCCAAGCGCGAGGAGGTACGGCACGACCCGCAACCCGGGGACGACGAGCCGCTGGTACACCGCGACGAACGGACGCCCGCCGAGCGCGAGCAGGACGAGGCCGCGGCCCGGTGGGAAGAGAAAACCGAGAGGGAAAACCGATGAGCGCGTATGAGGAGCCGCGCTACCCGGCAATCGAGGTGCAGCTAACGGGCAACGACGGAAACGCCTTTGCAATCATGGGGGCGGTGAAAGCCGCCCTCAAACAAAACCAGGTGCCGCAAGACGAGATCGACCAGTACCTGAACGACTCAATGGCCGGCGACTACGATCACCTTTTACAGGTCGCCGTCCGGTGGGTCACCGTTCTATAGGAGGACGACATGAAACCGAAAGTCACGATTAAAAACCTGAAATATGCGGCGTTCGCGTCGCAGGAAACGAACTGCTTTGAGGCGACGATATACGTCGACGGCAAGCGGTTCTGCACTGCCCGGAACGAGGGCAGCGGCGGACCCGACGCCTACGACGCCCTGCCGCCGAAGGGCAGCAAGTATTTCTCAAGCGGCGAGGAGGCCGGGGCCGCGCGCCGGCAGCTGGACCACGATATCCACACGGCGATGCGCCGGCACAATCCAAACTGCCTCGAAAAATATCCCAAGGGCGGCTTCGATGAGCCGGGCGACCGCGAGCCTTGGATCGAGGACGACGCCGAGCGCCACGCCAAATGGGAAAAGGAGATGGCCGAGAGCGACCGGGTGACCTCATATCAGGTATTCGAGCATCTGGTCGGGGCGGCGCTTACCGAGGCGCTTTGCCGGAAGGATATGCAGGGCGCGCTGCGGCGTAAGTGGCTGTACCGAAAGGCCGACGGCCAGCTGTACGAGTGCAAAAAGAAGCCGGGCGATACCGTAGCCAATATGACCCGCTCGCTGAAGGAGGCGATCCCCGGGTCGGTACTGCTGAACGGCCTGCCGGCGGACGAGGCGCTCGTAATCTGGATGGCCGAGGCATGAGCGGCCCCACAGGCAACGAGGCGGTCGACGTCGCGCTCCGGGAGCTGGAGCCCTTGGTGGTACGGGCGCAGCTCAACCGGGCGCTGCGGCGCGCAGAGGCCGGCTACGAGGCAGCGGTAGCGCAAGGCGGGCTCGACGCCGGGCGGGCCTTTGTAGGCCGGCTGAACCTAGCCATTGCCGATAGGCGCCATCAGGATACGGTAGGCCACAAGGAGCGCCGTACCGGATAGCAGTGGATAACTCCGGGCCGCTCGGGCTCGGTTGCGCCGGCCCCGCTCCCGGCGTATAAAACAAAAGCCCCGTCGGCCGGCTGGCAGGCGGGGCTTTTACGGTCGAAGTCTTTGCAGGAGGACGACCGGGAATTCGAATTATTGCACCCCGCTCCCTCCCCTGCAAACCGCGGCCGTAGCCCACGGGTCTATCGGTCCGCACGGAGGAGTCTCAGTTCGGCTCGTGGGCGAATACAGGCGCGCTGGAGGGCCGAATCCGCCGACCCGGTACGCCTAGAAGGTAGCAGTCCAGGATGGGCTCAGGACGGCGGACACTGCACGGCGTTACGGGCGTGGCTCCGGTCGTCATGAAGCGAGGCGCACGGTTTGCGATACTGCAGACCGTGGGCCTTGCGGCACCCGAGACGCTCACCCGCCGCCATATAAACGGAGGGGTAAAAATGAAACGATTCATCCTGATAGCCTTGTGCTTTCTGTCCTACCAGGCGGGCGCAGGCGAAGCGATCCTTACGTGGACCGCGCCAACCCAAAACACCGACGGTACTCCGCTGACAGATTTGGCGGGCTTCAAGATTTACATCGGCACCACGGCAGGAGGCCCGTACCCGGTCTCCGTTGATATCGCGGATCCGGCCGCTACGACGGTCACGATTCCGAATCTCACCGCCGGCTCGACCTACTGGTTTGTCTCGACCGCATACAACAGCGCGGCTACCGTGCAGGAGAGCGACCATTCGAATGAGGTATCCAAGACGATCCCGTTCCCGACGCCCATGCCGCCGAGCGGCCTTACGGTACAGGACCTCACCGTTTTCACTATCGTCGATCAGGTAAACCGCTTCGTGCTGCTGCCCGTGGGTACGGTCCCGGTGGGGACGCCCTGTATCACCGCCGAAACGGTCAACGGCCACCACGTCGTCGACCGGGCCCTGGTAAATTGGTCGGGCGATATTCAGCCGGTGGTGGTGGTGGCGAATTGTTCCTGAGATGGCTCAAGCGTTTGATTTACAAGTGGTGCCCGTGCAAACGGCGGGCGCCTGGACCCGTGAAAAATGCGGCCGTGAAGGTCGAGAGGAGTAGCAAATGACAATGAATGCAACGGTATCGTGGGACCTACCCACGACCCGGGAGAGCGGCAATCCGCTCCCGGTAGGAAAGATCGCGCACGTCCGCGTGGAGTTGAGCGCGGACCAGGGCGCCAATTTCACGTTCATGGATTCGGTAGCGCCGCCGGCAACCACGCATCTGCTGCCCGACCTATCCGACGGCACGTGGATCGTTCGGCTGCAGGTAGTCGATACCGACGGCCGCAGATCCGCGAACGTGGACGAGGCATTCGTCGTCGACAGCAGCGATCCAGGCCCCGTCGAAAACCCTAGTGTGACCCTGACGCCATAGGAGGTGAGGTATGGCACGGACTAACTGCCGCGATTGCGGCGCTCCCATTGCATGGGACAAACGGGACGGCCGGTGGATACCCATCGAGCCGGGTACGCAGGACCGCGAGGGCGGGGCCAAGCGCCATATTTGCCAGCTCAAACAGACCTGCGAGGACTGCGGCGCCGAATTCCAGGGCGCGAGCTGGATGAAGATCTGCCAGAAATGCTACCGGGCCGGGGCCAACGGCGGCGACGGGGAGGGCGAGGACAAGGCCGAAAAGCGGCCCCGTGAGCCCCTGAAGCCGGGCGCCCCGGACGATGGCAACCCGTTCTAATCCGGGCCAAAAGGCCCTTTTTGGCGATATCCCGGAGCCACAGCGGGCACGACAGGCCCCTGAAACGGATCCGGCGGGGCCCACTGCCCAAGCAGAGCCCCGTGTGGCGCACCCGCGAGCCTATGGCGACCCGAGCCCCGAGCCGGCCCCGTACCCGCGCAACGCCTGCAGCAGCGCCATCCAGGTAGGCGATGCGCGAACGTTCGTGGCTTGGCTGGCGGAGCAGGATATCCCGGTCCACGCCGATTGCACGGTAGGCCATATCCTCGTCGGGCTGTCCGGGCTCGGGCTGCCCGATATGAAATGGCTGTGCCAAGCGATACGGCAGGCCGGGCGGGCGCCCAGGCCGGCGCAGATGCGCGACGCCGTGCTACACCACGACGTCGCCTACCTGTACGAGGACTGATTCGACCGGGGACGGCCTAGAGAATGGGAATCCCTTTGTCGTCGAGATCAGCGGCCGCGGCAACCGCGCGCAGGCTGATAGCGTCGACCTGTACGTCGAACGTGTCGCCCGTGTTGCGATTGAGGGTGCTGGTCCCGACTCCTTGTACCGAGGCGATGATTTCGGCCGACGTGACGCCTACCACGCCGCCGAGGGCGTTGTATCGCGTAGCCTCCCGCGACAGGAAGTTGGCCAGGGCCGGGTGCCTGCCGGCGAAGCGCGCGTTGGCCACGTTCGTGGAGCGTCGGCGATGGCGGATCCGCCGGATCTTTGGCGGGGCTATTTTCTGGAGCTGGCGGTTTTGAGCCATTGCTATCTCCTAAGTCGGGAGGAGGCCGTTGAAAATGACGAACCATTCATTGGTCGCCGTCTTGCGGATTTTCGCACGGGCGCCGGCGGCAATACCAGCCGACACCAGATTCTGTGAGCCGGCCCGCCACGTAACGGCAGCGTCGTCGGTGACGGTGACGGCCGCGGCGTTGACGTCCAGAAACTCCAGCTCCGTTCCTATCGGGTACGGCACCGTGGCGGCGTCCGGGATATTGAGCGTCATGGCGCCGTTGTCCAGGATCATCGTGCCGTCGCGGTTGCGGAATATCGGCTCGAAAGTTGCGCCCGTCTCTACCTGTACCGTTGGCAGCCGGGCGTTTGGGAATAAGATCCAGCGGTCGTTGGAGAGGTGCCACAGGCGACCGCCCTCGCTCTGCTCGAAAGTCGGCCGGCCGCCGGCGATAGGATTGGTCACATCGTAGCCGGCGAATTCAATGTCAACGCCAACGCCGGCGTCCAGCTCAAGAAAGCCGGTGCCGAGATATGCGAACTCGAGAGCGATACCGAGCGGGAAGGGCACGGTTGCGAAGTCTGGAATGTTGAGGACCGCCGGCGTCGAGGCGTCGTCCATCGTTACCAGGCGGGCGGCATCTTCCAGTTCGAACGTGTATGCCGCAGCGATCTCCAGCTTTTCTGCGCGGCGTAGATGCCCGCCCGGAATCCAGGCGGTCCCGATTCGGACCCAATACCGGTCGAGCGTGCGGTCGTAAACGATAAAGCCCTCGCGCGGCGCGATGTAAAACCACGGCGAGCCATCTGTCTGCCCGGGTACGTTTGTGAATACGGCAATCGAATCGGGGATGGCCAGGGTATCGCTGCCCCAGTTCGTGCCGGTAGGCGTACCCGGTCCGAGCAGGTAGGAATCGCCGACGCCGGGGCTGGCTGGCTCCGCGGTGCGCTGGTCGATCACAAATCCCTGACACATCATGTCAAGGATCACCATCGAGCTATCGAAGCCGTTTTTCCAATCGTTCGTGCCGAGCGTGTATTCGTAATTAACGCCGATATTGGGGAGTGCTGTCTGAGGCATGGCTGAATCCTATGGGCTAACGTCGCGGAACTCAATGCGGAGCCCGCGGCCGAAATCTGCGAAATGCTCAAATGGACTGTTCGGCGCGGTCGCAAGTATCTGCGCGCCGAAGCTGAGATCGGTCGGGTCCTCAAGGCGCCGCGTGACAATAAAGCGCGAGTCGGCGCTGATCGCATCCATGAGCTTCCCGAAGGCGACGAGGTAGTTTGTGCCCTCGCCCGGGATCGCGGGGATGATGGCCTCGGAGAATACTGTCCCGTCGAGCGTGTAGGAGAGGAAGGCCGTCCCGTCCTCCGGGAGCCCGCCGAAGCCGGTATTAAAACCGCCGACGTTGAGGACCTGCGTCAAGCCGACCGGCGATCCGGGCTCGGCAATCGAGCCCTCCTTGACCAGCAGTTTGAACATGCCCGGGCTTATCGCGAGCCCTGGACTCACGGCCGCGGGCCCGCCGGCGGAGGTGGTGGTCACGAATTTCTGTGTGCGAACGGCGAAATTATCTCGCGCCTGCAGGACGATACCGGTCCGCGCCATCGGAATATCCAGGCCGCCGCGGATCGCCAGCGGTCCTTCAATAGACGTGAACCACTGCGCGATGGCGGAGTTTCGGATCTTGTCATAAAACTCCTGCATATCCTGCGTCCTGGAATCGCTCAGGCCGTCGGGGATGACGCCGAAGGTCTCGCTGGCGACGGTGAGGCCAAGCTCGGTCTGCGCCTCGTAGGTCAACGGCGTCACGGAGAGCGAGCAAAAGTTCTGAGCCTGGCCGCTGGTCCGTTGGAAGGCGTCGTCGTTTGTCGGCGATAGAAGGTCGTCCGCAATCGCCGCGACGCCTGTCGCGGTACTCGACGGGCCAAACCAATCCATATATGCGACCTGCTGGACGGGCGTTGCCGGCGGCGCCGACGCCTGCTGAACGTAGGTCCTCGGGAAGACCTGCAGCGGCGTCGAGTTCGGCGACCGTGGTTGCTGGCGGAAGCCGAGATCGCCGAAGCGCGTCGTGATCGTCAGTTTTGTGCCTTCCCTGGAAACCGTAAACGGCATCGGCTCGGCCGGGAACGCGAACAGCCCCTCCAGCTCGGTGCGGGTATGTTCGGCCATCTCCTCAAGGGTGCCCTGCAGCGGCTCGTCGAGAAATACGCTGACGCCGCCGAGCGTCTGCACGTTCAGCGTGTCGGTGATATCAAACAGCAGCCGCCGCGCCTCGCCCGGGTTGACCGTGCCGAGAAAGTCTATCGTCCAGATCCGGTCCTGCCCGCTACCGGGTACGGGCTCCGGTGTGAACGGCGGTGCGCCCTGCGACAGCACGATGCCGTTGTTCGGCGCCTCGCCGCCAAAGTCGCCGCCGAAATCGATCCCAAAACCGAAGACCTCGAATTCGCGCGTCGATACGGATTGGCCTCCAACGCCGCTCGCCTCGTTCGTGATCTCCGCCGTGAAATCCAGCTCGTCCGGGATACCAGGCGACGACTGCGGCAGGAAATTGGTGGTGATGAACTGGTCCGAGAAAATATTATCGAAGTCGACGACTGCGACGGTGTTGTCGACCCGGCGCACGATGATGCGGGCGCCGACGTCGCCGGGCTGATCGATATCCGGGTCGTCCTGTAGCGTATCGAAATCCTGCGTGACCTTGTTGCGGGTATTCCACGTGAAATCGAGCGTGCCGGTAGTCCGCGTCCAGCCGTTTACATCGTGGAAGCGGTTGTTGTTGATCATCGGGTCGCCCGGCGGGATCGGGTGGTTGACCCGGTTGCCGACGGTCGTGCCCAGGCTGGCGGCCGCGCTGATATCGAGCGTGTTGCGAATCGTCGTCGGCAGGATCTTGATGGCGACGGAGGTAACAAAAGGATCCAGCGCGCCCTGCCGCTGCATCAGGCCCGCGCCGAAACCGACAAACCAGACGACGCTGTTGTCGATATGGTCCGCCGGCACGCTATCGAATAGCCCCGCATGGCAATCCTCCAGGCGCACCGTTCCGCCGCCGAGATCCAGCACGCCCTCGAAAAACCACAGCTCCTCGTCGATCAGGAATACGTTAGTCGGCGAGTTGGGATCGATGGTGGCGCTGGCGGCCGTCGTAAGCTCGGAGAGCGTGACGTCGTTGATGCCGTCGACCTCGATGTCCTGCGTAAACGGAAACGTGTCGCCCTTGTCGCGGTTGATAGCCGCGTTGATCAGCGCGGTCGGTGTGAAATCCAGCTCCGTGCCCTCGAACGAGAAATTGGTGCCACCGCTGCGGTCCGCGAATACGTCGAACGATATGTGCAGGCCGCCGTTCCGGGAGCAGATCACGCCGAGGTGGCGCTCGTTGTCCAGGGACAGCTGCCACGGGACCTCCCACAGGCGTTCGCGGAGCGACGGTTGCGCCTCGGACGATACGGGCAGCCAGCCGGTATCTATCGGGTCGGCGAACGTCCCCGGCGCAATCGAAAAAACGTCCTGCGTGAAGTCGACCTTGATTTCGTTTTTCAGTATCTGGCCGCGGTCTACCTTGATCACGCGGATCGCCAGCCTTACCAGGCCGAGCCGTCCCCACGAGAATTCCCGCACGTCGCCGGGCACGAGATCCCACTGCGTGCGGTCGGTGACCATCTGCCCGGTAGCCATCGGGAAGGACAGCGCACGCAGCTCCCGCCACGCGAGCGCGTTGGCGAGCGTCGGGTTTTTGACGCCCGGGAAACGGAGCGGCCCGGTATTGAGCGCCTTGACGATTTCCACGTTGGCCATGTCCTGCGCCAGCGCGAACGACTGCGTGTAATTTTTCCGGCGGTCGGTGTACTCCGCCGTGATGTTGTTGGTGGTATCAGCCCAGGAAGGCCGTGAAAAACGATTCAGTTTTTTGACATTGCTTTCGTCGAGCAGCGGCAGGGTGCCGGGCGTGTAATCGAAGCGGATCAGTTTGAAGCTGTAGGCGCCGGTCACCGGGTCGGCGAACAGCACGCCGTCCAGCTGCTCCTCGATCATGCGAACGACCTCCAGCACATCGAGCTTGCGATCCCATATCCAGGCGAAGCCCTGTCCCTCCGCCTTACAGATCGCGGCTATCGCGCGCAGGCCCGCGACGTCGATATTGCCCGGGCCGATATTTATGCCCCACTCGCTGTTGTTGAGGACCTCGTACAGCACGTTCATGGGATTCGCGCCGAGAGCTACCTCCTCGTCGCCCGGCTGGACGGTCGCAAGGTCCAGGCCGTCCGGGATCCGCTGCAGTTCGAATTCGAAACGCCGCAGGCTCGGGCTCAGGCCGACCTCGCCCCGCTCCCACGTGATGTAGCAGGAGCCGCGGTACGCCGGCGTGGGCGTCTGGAAGGGCGCAAGGTACAGGGAGATCGCCTGCGACTCCGTGCCGGGAAACAGGCGCCCGCCGCCTATGAGCCCGCCGCCGCCGCCCGACTCCTCGCCGCCGAAAAAGCCCGGCTCGTCTATGGCATACGGGGTGCCGGCGTCTACCGGGACGATGGGCGTGTCGGCGCTTGGCGCGTCCTCGCCCCACACGAACGACTCGTCGTTGCGGATGTTGACCAGCAGATCTACCGGGCCCCGGCAAAGGGCCATCTGCAGGCCGATCTCATATCTGAAACCGGTGGTGACGGTATCGCTAGAGAAGAGCCCCGTCTTTACCTTCTCGGTGATCGGATTCGCCTGCAGGTCGCCGTACCACACCACGTTGGGCCCGGACACTTTTACCCGGCCCCATATGATCGGAACGACCCGGCCCTCGGTAGCGGTCGGGACCTGGAAATCTCCGAGGCCCGCCGGCTTGGCGTCCTCCAGATTCGGTTTCGGGCGCAGCAGCTCGGTGATCAGGAAGGTGATCACGTAGACCAGCAGCGTCAGGAAAAAGGCCATGCGTCAGGAGCCTCCCCGCAGTCGCGTGCTGAACGGGTTTTTCCGCGGCACGTATGGGAAGCCGCCGTAATTGATCACGTTGGCGAATTTGCTCTCGCAGATAGCGAGCGAATGGTCGCACCCGGCGAATACGTCGACGTCGGTCGAGATCACCGGAATTGAAAACGGCAGCAGCAGCGACAGCACGTCGCCCGACTGCGCCAGCACCAGCCTGGCATCGTCGTCCCCGCCTGCCGGCGCTACGACAAAACCGCCGACCGCCCAATCGGCACCGTTGGCTGCCACGCCGCTCACCGTGATGTCGTTACCGGATACGCCGATCACGCTGCCCGTAAATCGAAACTCGCCTGCCGGGTCGCCGCTCCGCAGGATCTTGCAGCGCGCGTCGTACAGGACGTGATTGCAGATGCCCTGGTAAGTGAAGCGGGGCCCGGAGCGCTTAAAAACATTCGTCGCCGGCTTGCACGACATGATCGCCTCGATCTCACCGTCAAACGTTACCTGCGAAATGAAGCCGTCGAATACCAGCACCCGCTCTTCGGCCGGGTCGTTGAAATGCCCGCGCTCGACCTGCACCGATCCAACGCGGCCCGGGACGTTGGCGATGTATTGCGCCGCGATGATGTTGTCCTGTGGCACGGTAATTTTCAGCTCGTTGATCGCGTCCTCGACCGATGCCTGCAGCGCCGAATGCGTGATCTGCGTTGGCGTCCAGGTAAAGCCGTCAAAAACAATCTCCCGATTGAAAGACGTGAAGCGCTCGTTTTGCCCGCCGAAGCTGAACGTATAAAGCTCGACTACGTTGGCGTCCTCCGTGGACGTTTCGATTGGTTCGAATGCCATCAGGCCGGTACTCCGATGAGGCTCATGTCTAGCCTACCGACTCCCGGGCGCTCGTGCACAAATGCCGGCTTGTCGTTGGTGATACGACAGAGCGTCAGGAATTCTATGCGGTCCAGTTCGACAAGCGGCAGCGCCGGGGTGACCGCCGGCGATATCGTGATGCGCTCCACGTCCCCGGATACCTCGCTGGAGCCAGTGATCTCGTGCTGCGAGGTGGTGCCGTCGGTGCGGACGATCTGCAGGTCCGAGCGCGGCGTTACCTGCTGCACGAACTGCGTGAAGCCGAGATGCTCGACGTCCATTTGCGAACTGGTATCCGAGATGTCCGCGATGGGCTTGAAATCCCTGCGCCCGGTGCCGACGTAAAACGACAGCTGCGAGCCGCGCAGGAAATGCATCAGCTGCCGGAACTCCCACAGCTCGGCAGCGCTCTGGAATTCGAATCCGTATCCCATCCCCGGCTTGCCCTTTGTCCAGGGCGAAAACTGTGCCGGCGGCCCGGTGCCGTGGTCGAGCTTGATTACCTTCCGCGTGATGCTCTCGCCTATGGTCGTGCCCCGCATGAAATTCTGACGGTCGATCAACGGCTTGGCCTCTGTTTGTCCGGTGCCTTGGTAGGTCGCAAACGCGCCGGCGCTCGGCAGATCGATATTGTCCAGCACCTCGAAATCGAGCGTGAAATCGGAGGGCCCGATAGCGAAGCGCGTGTTTTGCAGGGTCGGTTTGGTCAGCCCGGTGCGGACCGGGAGGACCACCGTACCGATGGTGTCGAAAGCCTGCCCGACGCCGACGTCCAGTTCTATATCGCCCGGGTTTACGGCAGCAATCTCCAGCGTCTCCTGCTTGAAATTGTTGTCGTAAATCATGACGAGCCCGCCAACGCGGAAATCCGCATCGGCGGTGTCTACCAGGATGGTGGTGTCGCTGACCGCCAGCGGGGCGAGCAGCGTCCTCTGCTCAAACCATACCGGCACGCCGAATACCCGGGGCTGCCAATCGTACAGGACCGAGTTTATGGAATCGCGGGTGCGATCATCGTCGGTGCGGATCTTGAGTTTGAAAAACTGCCGGGGCGCCTCGCGCACGTTGATGCGCTGCTCCGAGCCGTCGTTGTGCTCGATGATATCCGTCTTGAATTCCAGCGTCTCCCGGACCGGCGACTGCGGCCGGTACGGAAAGATGGTGATGCGCGAGCCGGTGATCGGCACGACCAGAATATCCGGTGGCGTCTGATCGATATCGAAATCGAACGTCCCGGAGATGGAGGGCGGGCCCAGGGTCGTCACAGAAATATCGAGCAGGAACGATGTCAGCGCCTGCAGTACGGTAGGCAGCGATGGCAGGTTGAGCGCCGTTATGCCGGCGCCGGCGTTGTTGACAAACCCCTCCCACGTGCGCGCCTCGGTCCTGAAATTATTCAGCAGCTCCAGCTGCTGGATCTGCGTCGTCAGTACATTGCCAAGGTCCAGGCGGCCGGGTTGCACGAGCCACCGGTCGAACCAATCCGTCTCCAGCCCGTTGGCGCGATTGCCGGCATGGTCGATTCCCGGGTAAGTCGCCCCGGCCAGCTGTACCGGGCCGGCGACGCCGCCGGCATTCTGGCCTGCGCCCGTGCCGATGCTCGACGGGTTGCCGTGGTCGACGCCGAAGGCGCGCAGGGCGAAACCGGAAACGCGCTCATACGGGACAAACGTCGGGATCGGGTTGATCGCCGGGTCGAACGGCCCTGCCGGGTACGGTATGCCGGCGCCGCCTCCTATGGCCGCTGCGGGCGCCTTGGGCGTACTGACATCGGGATCCGGGAACGGCCCCGAGGCGATGCCCTTCCGCGCTACGTTGCCGGGAAAGTCGGCCATCGCAGCGGGCCTTTATGCGTTCTCGCGTCGGTACGCGATGCCAAAGTTGCGCGACTCTTCCGTATTGTCCTGCAGGTTGCGCTTGCGGACCCAGGGGAAGAAATACCAATCGTCGCCGCCTATCGTGATGATTTGCCCCGGGTCGATGTTGGCGATATTTACCAGGCGCTCGTCGGCGACGTAGCCGAGCAGGTATTGCTGGTCGGGCACGGTGGCAATGTTCAGGGCCTTGACAGAGATCGGTGCCATCGGCTTAAAGGCGTTCGCCTCCGA